CATGCATTTAATCAAGTGTAATGGATCATTTACAAATTTCGAAAGTCTAATATGACTTTGTACAAGACGGATTGGATCATCTGTACAGAGGTTAGATAATTAGAGCACAATACAAAGCGCTAGTTTATACGCTAGTTACGCAATCACCAATAGCCCATTAAGATTCAGATAACATAAGTGTGTTGTAGTCTAAGACGTGAGGTTAGTAGAAGTTGGAAAGTCTAATTCGGAGTTATAACGTGCACCCCTAAGGGAACAAGTGACACAATTCGGAGGAAACATAACGTAGATTATACTAATTACCGTGAAGATGTAGCAGCAATGACAAGGGAAGAGTTGTCCATGCGATTATTCCCCTATAGTTATTAGAATAAATCCTCAGGCTAAGAGGCATTGGAGTTCGTGGAGTGAAATATCTCGCAGAACCACTAGTCATTTCAAACAAATGGAATACAAGGGAGGGAAGCCCCAAGTACCCCGCGCGAGCGGTGACAAAATCGCGCCCCAGGAAGATTGTAGTATTCCTGGGAGTCGGCAGGACCGTAAGCCTGCCACCCCCACTACTATTTTTGAGCAACAGAGTTCACAGGTGACCCCCATAGAGGAGTTAGTAACAGCTTGTGACAAAGAATTGCTCAATTATGCAGCTTGCTGCTATGGTGATGATATTGCCACAGTAGATGAGCTGCAAGCTTTTGTAATTGAAGAATTAAGACAGAATCAAGTTTTGAGAGAGGACGTGGAAAAATTGAGATTAGAGAGAGAAATATTTGATAGTATTATGACACCTGATCCGCGTTTGATTGAGGAATATAGGATTTATTTAGTTTTATGTGAAGAAGTTGGATTTAAGCCATTAGAGTTTGAGCCCTGGTGGAACTCGCTTCAAAAACGGGTTCCATTAGAAGTAGAAGAATTTGGTTTAGTCACTGATGAAGGATTTATTGGAGAAACAGTGGCTTACGCTCAAACCTCACCAAGTAATATTGTAGAGGAGAGAAAAGAAGTTGTTGTCGTAGATAAGAGTGTTACAGAAGGGTCTTTTCCAATTATTTGTTCAATGGATAAGAAGAAGATTAAGAAGATA